AAACCGCAGTCGACGCACAGAAGAAAGGTGTACTTCCTGTTTTTGTAATTACAGAACAGAAGTGGGATTTTCCACACGCAAAATTAATGGGTCTTGATATTGAAGAAACAGTTGATGAAGAAACAGGAGAAATTGAATACGATGGATTTTTCTTATTCAATAATGAATTTCAATATATAGAACAAATTACTGATTACATAAATGAATTATTAGACGCTCAGAAGAAAGGTGAATTAGAATATGATTTACTATTCTTGTGGGATTCGGTTGGGTCCGTACCATGTAAAATGACATTTGATGGTAAAGGGGGTAAACAACATAATGCATCGACGTTAGCCGATAAAATCGGTATGGGATTAAATCAGAGAATTTCAGGTTCAAGACGAGTTGATTCAGAATATACAAATACACTTGTTATTGTTAATCAACCATGGGTTGAACTTCCTGATAACCCATTTAGTCAACCAAAAATTAAGGCAAAGGGTGGTGAATCAATATGGTTAAACTCCACACTTGTATTTAGGTTTGGTAATCAGAAAAATGCGGGTACTAACCCTATCTCTGCAGTTAAAGACAAGAGAAAGGTAAAATTCGCAACAAGAACGAAGATTTCTATCATGAAAAACCATGTAAATGGTCTTGGATATGAAGATGGTAGAATCATTGTGACCGCACACGGGTTTCTAAGTGGAAAAGATTCTACTGAGGAAAAGAAATCCTTAGAGGGATACAAAAAGGAACACGCAGAGTTTTGGAAAGACCAATTGGGTATCGAGGGTGACTTCGACATCAAAGAGGAGGTATAGAATTGTTGAACCTATAAAAGGTAAAAATGTCAGTATTATTAGTAGACGGAGATAACTTACTTACAATCGGATTTTATGGAGTAAAAAATTACTTCTATAAGGGTGACCATATTGGTGGTATATATCATTTCATTAATACTTTAAGAAAATCATTTGAACTTTATAGGTTAGACAAAATAGTTGTCTTTTGGGACGGAGAAGATGGATCCGCGACAAGAAGAAAAATGTATCATAGATACAAAGAGAATAGAAGACAACGAATTCGTACCGACAAAGAAAAAGAGTCATACACAAGACAAAGAAGAAGAGTCCAACAATACTTAGAAGAATTATACGTAAGACAAGGTGAGTTTGAATTTTGTGAGACAGACGACTGTATCGCATACTACTCTCAACAATCAAACGAAAACACAATAGTCTATTCTTCAGATGGGGACCTAGCACAGTTAGTTTCTGACACCACTAAGGTATATAACCCTTCACACAGGAAACTTTACGGTCAAAATGATATAATACTATACGAACACCAAGAAATACACATACAGAACGTTAAAATCGTTAAAATAGTTTGTGGGGATAGATCGGACAATATTGCGGGGATTAAAAACATGGGCATTAAGAAGTTCATTAAGTTATTCCCTGAATTGAAAGACACCCCACTAGGTATTGAATATGTTATTGAAAAATGTAATAAGTTATTTGAAGAGGATAAGTATAATAATACTGTCAAAAACTTACTTACAGGTGTTACTAAATACGGTGTTTTCGGGGAAGAATTTTTTAACCTCAATGAGAGTATCGTAAGTTTAGATCAACCGTTTCTCACGGATGTAGCGAGAGAAACAATCACAGACCTTATACACGAAAAATTGGATCCCGAAGGAAGATCCTATAAGAACACGATGAAGATGATGATGGAGGATGGGATATTTACAGTTCTACCTAAATCAGATGACGCGTGGATAAAGTTCCTTAATCCTTTCTTACGTTTAACACGTAAGGAAAAAAATAAAAGAGTTATAAAAATTAAAACAAATGAGTAACAACGAAACTACAAAACTTGAATTTCTACTAACCTTGAATGATAATATTATCTGTCAGAGGTTCTTTAATGTCAGAGGATTTAACCCAAAAGTTAAAAGATCTTTGAATCTTCACTACGATGTGAAAAATATTTGTGAAGAAATCGAAGAAAATTTGAAACAAAAAACTTTGGATTATCTACACAAAGATCAACATTATTTTCCCGTTTTCGACCCTTCCAACAACGAAGGTCCGGACCCAGATGAATACTTCAGAGTAGAGATTAAGCAGAATGACGATGTATTTATTTCAAGAGCATTCCCTGCACATATCTATCACCCTAAAGTGAGATATTCTGTGGACATTCGACCGATCTTAAGAAGAGTATTAGGTGGACTAAGTGAGACCTTCTCTTTAGAGGATATAACAACAAAATATATGAATTATAATTTACAACAAAACTAAAGTACTATGAGTGAGATGAACTTCGGAAAATTAGGAAATCAATTCCAACAAGCATTAATAAAATCAATTATTGAAGACGCCAAATATGGTGAACAAATAATGGAGGTTTTAGAAAGTAGGTACTTTGACAATAATTCATTTAAATATATTATTACACATGTAAAAGAGTTACAGGATATATATAAAACTATTCCGACATACGAGACTCTTAAACAGAAGATAATGACTGAAACGTCAAATAATCCACTAGCAGGTAGGTTACATAGTGAGACACTACATTCAATAGAGAACTTAGAAGAGGTTGTAGTGGGTCAGACATATGTAAAGGACACGGCACTTAACTTTTGTAAACAACAAAATTTAAGAAAAACAATGAGTGAGGCATTAAAAATCATTGATAAAGGAGATTTTGAGTCATATGACAAAATTGCGGATATGGTTAATACGTCACTACAAGTGGGAGCTACAGACGATGATATCGTTGATATATTCGATGACCTTGACAATGCATTAGATATCGATCCAAGAATACCTATACCAACAGGTATAAGTGGATTGGATGATCTTTTAAAAGGTGGTATTGGTACAGGTGAGTTAGGTATGATACTAGCACCCACAGGTGTTGGTAAATCAACTATTTTGACAAAGTTTGCTAACACCGCAGCAAACACTGGTCACAAAGTAGTACAAATATTTTTCGAAGATACTCAAACACAAATTAGACAGAAACATTTCACTTGTTGGTCTGGTTTTAGTTCTGACCAACAGACTGAATCACCTGATATGAAATTACAGACAATCGCGAAGGCACGTGAATGTCAAGAAAGAGAAAATTTTGGTGGTTTAAAAATCATCAGAATGGAAAACTACAACACCACTGTTAGTGATGTTAAAAGAAAATTACTAAAATTACAATCACAAGGATTCAAAGCAGACTTAGTTGTTATTGATTATGTGGATTGTATGATTGCGGATAGGTCTAAAGGATATGATGAAGAGTGGAAAGGAGAAGGGTCAGTTATTAGACAATTAGACGCAATGTGTTATGACTTAAATGTGGCGTTATGGACGGCATCCCAAGGTAATAGAAGTTCAATATCTGCGGACATTGTGAATGTTGATGATATGGGTGGGTCAATTAAAAAGGCACAGACAGCACATATAATTCTTTCAATTGCAAAGAGTTTAGAACAAAAAGACAATAAGACGGCTAATATGAGTTTAATTAAGTCGCGAGTTGGTAGAGATGGAGTTAACTTTAACAACTGTAAATTTGATAACGAATTTATGGAAATCGATGTCACGGAACAAGAAACCTTATTGGGTCATCAAATGAGGAAACAAGAACAAGGTATCAACCGTGCTGCAGAGATTTACAAACAAACTCACAATATATAATCATTAACCTAAATACATTAAAACATGACTGAAAAGATTTTACAAGAAAATCCTGGACGATTTGTCCTTTTCCCTATCGAACATCACGATATATGGAAATATTATAAACAACAAGAAGCATCCTTTTGGACTGCGGAAGAAATAGACCTAATGCAAGATGTTAGCGATTGGTCTAATAAGTTAAATGACGATGAGAAACATTTTGTTAAACACGTTTTGGCGTTCTTCGCAGCATCTGACGGTATTGTAAACGAGAACCTCGCAGAAAACTTCGTAAATGAAGTACAATATACTGAGGCTAAGTTTTTCTACGGTTTCCAAATTGCAATGGAAAATATTCATAGTGAAACTTATTCATTGTTAATTGATACACTTATTAAAGATAAGGATGAACAAAATAAGTTATTTAACGCGGTCGAAACAATTCCTGCAATTAAGAAAAAGGCGGATTGGGCACTTAAATGGATCGAGTCTGATTCATTTGCGGAGAGACTTATTGCATTCGCAGCGGTAGAGGGTATTTTCTTTTCAGGATCATTTTGTTCCATATTCTGGCTCAAAAAACGTGGTTTAATGCCGGGATTAACCTTCTCCAATGAACTCATTTCGAGAGACGAGGGGTTACATTGTGATTTTGCGTGTCACCTATACAACGAACATATCTCTAAAAAATTAAGTAAAACAAGAATTAAAGAGATTATTCTTTCTGCATTAGAGATTGAAAAAGAATTCATTCTTGAAGCGTTACCTGTTAGGTTAATTGGTATGAACTCTGAACTAATGTCACAATATCTTGAGTTTGTTACTGATAGATTATTAGATTCTTTAGGTGTAGCAAAACATTTTAAATCTGAAAATCCATTTGATTTTATGCAAAACATTGCATTACAAGGGAAGACTAACTTTTTTGAGAAAAGAGTAGCGGAATACCAAAAGGCTGGTGTCAATAACGAAACCGAAGAGGACATAGATTCTGCGTTCGGGGATATGGATTTTTAATACGGGTAAAGATGAAAGTAAAAAAGAGAAATGGTTCGTTAGAACAAATGAAATATGATAAGATCACAAGAAGAATTTCTGCATTGTGTTCTGATCTAAATTTAGATTACGTAGATCCAACGTATATTACCTTAAAAGTGACTCAAGGAATATATGATGAAATAACCACAACAGAGTTAGACACATTAGCGGCGGAAACCGCAGCGTCTATGACGACAACTCACCCCGACTATTCAAAATTAGCGGGTAGGTTGGCAGTTACTAATTTACATAAAACCACACCTAAGAAATTTTCACAATCTATAAAGGAACTATATTCTTTTATAGAACCAAGAACGGGTAAAGAGTCTTCATTAATATCTGAAGATCTTTATAATTTTGTTATGAAAAACAAAACCGCAATTGATGGTGCGATTGTACAGGAAAGGGACTTTGATTTTGATTATTTCGGGTTTAAAACGTTGGAGAGATCTTATCTTTTAAAAATTAGTGGTAGAATTATCGTGAGACCTCAATACATGTATATGAGAGTTGCCATGGGTATATGTAAGGGAGATATAGATATGGGTATTAGAATATACAATGATCTATCACAACATTTCTATACACACGCTACACCAACCTTATTTAATGCGGGTACTAGAAGACCACAAATGTCTTCTTGTTTTCTTATAGGAAATAAAGGTGACGATATAAATGCGTTATTTGATACTGTTAAGGATGTTGCGAATATTTCTAAATGGGCAGGTGGAATTGGTTTACACGTACATGATGTTAGAGCTAAAGGTTCATATATTAAAGGGACTGGTGGAGAATCCGATGGGT